TACCCAATCTATTGTCAGATAAGCAAGCCGGAAAGCTGCTATTACCATTTGCCGGATGGGGTACAGACAGTCGATTGAAAACAGGCATAGCCACCTATCATTTTTACGTAGACGACTACCGGTTTGAAGTAATTTGGAAAAACCCTGCAAAGGTTTTGTCCTCCGGAGTTAGAGCAATTGTAGAGCCGAACCTCTCTTTGTATGATACTACTCCGGTTGCTTACGGACTTCACCAAATTTATAAAAAACGCTGGATTTCAAGATATTTTCAAGAATGTGGAATTATGGTTTATGCCGACCTGAATGTGTCTGCAAAATTCAGAGATTACAATAAAATGGGCATACCGAAAGGATATAACGCTTTTTTTACTCGCGGTTATGCCGACCGGCTGGAGTATTTGAAAATCGAGTTTGAAACGGCAAAAGAAATTTCAGGACTGCAAACGCCAAACTTCTTGGTTTATGGTGGCGGAGAGCAGATACGTAAATTATGTATAGAATATATTTATACTCAATAAAAAAGAATAAAAAATAAAAAAACAAGAAGCGCGTATTAGGGTTCAAGCCCAGTATCGACAGACCTTCCTGTTTTTCTATGGCACAAAGATAACACAAAAAACAAAACAAAACAATGGACACAACAGAAATACCCCATATAGAGGACTCCCCGGAAGAAATTCTAAAAAAAATTTCCGAAGGTACAGGGAATATATCAAAGGAAACTAATCAAACCTTTTTCCCATCCTATTCCGAACGCATCCAAGCAATTGAATTACTCAACCAAATGAACAAATACAAACTAATCGACGAAAAAATAACCGAAAACTTTTTACTATGATCGAACAATTACAAAAACTGCCTCCCGAAACGGTTGAACAATTTCTGGAATCTCGCGATCCGGAATCGCTTGGCATCACTCAAAGGCTTGCCGACTATATTCTTCAAATCAATGAAGCATCGAGTCTTAACAAAAAATACCATTCCATTTCCGAATGTGCAAATAAACTGAAACAATCCTTCCCCGAACTTTCCATTCATACCTGTAAAAGCCGTATTTATGACGCAATCAATTATCTGAATCAGGATTGCACCGTTACATCCGAAGCGTGGTATCTCTATTATGCCGATATGTTTATGAAACTTTTTGAAGTTAACTTAGTCGGACATAATTTTCGGGGGGCGTTTACCTGTCTGCAAAAATCCTGCGAATACCGGATCAAAGCTTCTGCCAACGCCATCGATCCGGAACGCCTTAAATTCAAACATCAAATTGTTTCTCCCGATTTGGATCTGGATCGCATGGGCGTTAAAAAACAGGGCATTCTGGGCGCTTACAAAAAAGCGCTTTCCATTATCGACAATCTCGATGCTACCGATATGGAAAAACAACGCATAGTCGATGAAGTAGAACGAGAACTGAATATTACAGACGTCCCGCATGAAGAAGTCCGAAGCTGAAGATATATTTCAAAGGGTTTATCTTTCCGCCTTGCAAATCGGAATAAAATTAGCGGATCCGCAGGTTTTATTGTGTGAGTTAGGACGCGGTTCCGGAAAAACAACCCACATCATGGCATCCCGCATGGATCGCGTTCAGAACTCCATGCCCGGCTCGCTTCTTACGCTCGGAGCGGCTACTTATCGCGATATCTTCGATAATATTCTGCCCGGATTACTCGAATACCTGAGCAAAAACTACGAACGCGGAATTTATTACGAAGTCGGAAAGGAACCTCCCAAACATTTCAAAAAATGCGTATCCCAGCAATTCAACTGGAAACATTCCATCTCATTTTATACCGGTACCATGATAAAATTCGTTTCTGCCGATCGTCCGGAGTCGGTTCTCGGGATCAGCGCTGCCCATTCGTTTTGGGATGAGTTATTGAAAATAAAGAAAGAATTCATGTTGGAACGGGCGATGCCGATCCTGCGTTCCGATCGTTCCAAGTTCGGGCAGTCGCCCTATTTTATGGGATGGTCCGGATTTACATCGACCCCGAATTTTGAAACGGACGAAGACTGGTTTCTGGAAACGGAAAAAGATATGAACAGGGAAATGATCGACTGTATTCAGGAAATAGCATACGAAACGGATTTACGCCTACAGGAACTTGAAATTGCAAAAAACGGACTTTACCTCGATAAAGTAAATCGCCTGGAACGATTCATCGAGCGGTGGAACGAGCGCCTGGCGACGCTTCGAAAGGGGCAAACTTATTACGTTCGTGCATCGTCGTTTTCAAACCTCAAAATACTCGGTATCGATTATATCCAAAATCAAATCAAGTCAATAAAAGACAAGGACATGCTTTATACTTCCATTTTTGCTATCCGGAAACTGAAGGTAAAAGACATGTTTTTCGGAAAATTCGGCAAACAGCATCTCTTTGATGACGGATACGACTATCGGTATATCGACCTGATGTCTGCCGGAGAAAAAGTGGAAGATCACTCACGGCATCTGCGATACTACGATAAAAAACTGCCTTTATACGCCGGATATGATCCCGGACCGTTTCAATCTATCGTATTTGCCCAAAGAAATCGCAAAGACAAGGAATTTCGGATACTTAAAAACATGTGGGTATTCCATCCGGAGCAACAGGACGTTATTGCCAAGAAAATCGATGACTTTTTTTCTACCGGAAGGAAAGAAATCATCCTGCACTATGACCGTGCAGCCAACCAGCGCGACCCCGAATGGAAAAAGTTTTATCCCAACTACCGAGAACCGGGTGTAAACGACACAGACGCCATTTTACTGAAAAAGGAGCTGACGGCGCTCGGATGGAACGTCATCCTGATGTCGAAAGACCAAAAAACAATTTTTTATTCGCAACTCTATCGTCTTTTGAATCTGTTGTTCGGGAAAAATGACGGTAAGCGTGATAAAATACTGATTGACCGAAATGAATGCGAAGCCCTGGTTTCTTCGATTAATCACAGTCCGATAAAGCGTGATGAAAAAGTGATAATGCTTGATAAATCATCGGAAAGGCTTCCGTTTGAGGAACAGGCGTATAATTCCACTCAATTGGCATCGGCATTAATGTACCTGCTTTGGGGAGAATATCACAAGCTGCTTCCCGATTCAGACTTGAGCAGTGAGACGCCGCAGGGAGCGGGAACGTATATTTCCTGAATATATGTTTTATAACATAAACAACAACCAATATTATTAATAATTATTAACTAAAATAATAGTATATATATTTGTACGATATAAATATTTGCATTATCTTTGTACCATAATAATAAAAACAAAAACAAAATGAATGCAACAGAAATTTTTCAAGCTAATCAAGTTTTAACTTTTGCAATAGCTAAAACACTGATAGGTAAAAGAGTGTGTACAACAAATCCGGAATATAGAGATAATACTCCTCAAGTTAGTAAATTCACTATTAAAGGTTTCGTTACTGAATGGGATAAAGCATATCAGGAAGAGTGCTCAGGATATAACAATAGACAAGAGTATTGGAAATCTTATATGAATGAAAATAAAATTAACGAGCTAAAAAATACGCTTTTAATGCAAACAGAGTATGATAATGAGTATTGGAATAAAGTAGCTGTTAGATGTTATACTGAAAGTTCCTTCTTTAATGAGCCTACTTTTCATGGTTCTGATGCCGATAGGGAAGTTTACTACATTGAATTATGAAAACTAAATGCTACTATGTTCGCCTTGATAGCCTTATTTCAATCACGGATAAGGCTGTCAAAGCTACAGCTTTTGACGGCTCTACAGCTATTATTCCAAAAAGTCAGGTTTTCAGTATTGATTATGATGTACAAAAATCAGAAGCCTACTGGATTTCGGCTTGGATATTGGAGCAAAAGAATCTTCAATATTCTACTAAAAAAGAAGTTTGGTTTGATAATGATAGTAGAGAAATGTTGCCTACATATACGATAATTTACCATACTCCTGAACGAAAAGAAAAATTGGAATCTAACGAAATACAAGAATTGAAAAAATGAATCTACTCTCCAATCAGCAATCAGCAAAAACGCACCTATCCGATTGGCGGGTTGGAGCGCTTTTCATGGAGCCTGGAACCGGTAAAACGCGCGTGGCAGTTGAGCTTGTAAATCAAATTCCTGCAATTGATTTAATTGTATGGGTAGGTCCCCTGCGGACAATAAAGCCGCCGGATAACACACCGTCTGTCATTGATGAAGTAAACAAGTGGGGTGGCTTTCATTCTCCGGTTATTTATACCGGTATCGAAAGTTTGCAGTCTTCTGACCGAATCTATCTCGAATTACGCTCAAAGATAGAACATGCGCAATGTCCATTTATCGTGGTAGATGAAAGCTTGAAAATCAAAAATGTAACGGCAAAACGGACAACACGCTTGCTTGATTTCGGTAAAATGACGCAATATAAACTGATTCTAAATGGCACACCTTTGAGCCGTAACCTGTTGGATTTATGGTCGCAAATGGAATTTCTTTCTCCGAAAATTCTAAACATGGATATTACGGAATTTAAAAATACATTTTGTAAATATACTACTGTAACAAAGCGTTTTAGTTGTTACAAAACATATACTAAAGAATTTATCACCGGTTACGAAAATATCGACTATCTTTATTCGCTTATCAGACATTACGTTTTTGAATGCAATTTATCGCTCCAAATAAAGCAACTCTACAATGAGGTAAATTATACCATTGACGAAGATTGCAGCGATGAATATTATCGGCTGAAAGAAAAATATTTAGATGATGAAACTTTATTATGGAAAAATAATAATATCTTTCTCGAAATGACGCAAAAGATGCAGCATACCTATTGCTGCACGGAAAGCAAGTTTGAAATATTAACGAATCTTTTCAAAGAAATAGACGAAAGTCGTACAATCATTTATTGCAAATACATAGCAAGTCGTGAACCCTGTGAAAAGCGATTCCCAAAGGCAACAATTCTGAGTTATCAAAAAGAATCATTGGGATTAAACATGCAACATTTATACAATACGATATATTTTGATAAAATCTGGGATTACGCTCTGCGGGTTCAGAGCGGAAGGCGCACGTTCCGGACCGGGCAGGAATATGATTGTCGTTACTGGGATTTAACAGGCAATGTCGGTCTTGAAAGCCTTATAGACAGTAATATTGCTAAAAAAATCGATATGATTGAATATTTTAAAGGAAAAACAAAAGAAGAATTAAAGCAAGTATTATGATAGAAAAACCTAAAATTGGAGAGCCTTGCAACGGCTGTGGGATATGTTGCATGTCGCAAGTGTGTATGAACGGTTCTTATGTGCTTAGGCTGGTATCTCGTTTAGGAGAAGCTGCCAAGGGACCCTGTCCGGCTATTGTCCGGCATCCGGATGGAATAATTCAATGTGGAATTGTGCTGTATCCAAATAAATACATTAAAAAATCGGATTATCCGGCGAAAGTATTAAGCAAATATTTTGCTCACCTGATAGGTTCCGCTTCAGGTTGCGATGAATTGTATGAGTATGATACTGAAATTGAAGAAGAAAAACTACATGGTATGTTGGAAAGAATGAAAAATAATCCTGATTGGATTGCAAAGTCTCAGAAAGCTTTGAAAATAATACATGGATTATGAAAAAATACATTCCAAACAAAAATGTTTATCAAGCAGCTGTTGAACGCTTTGAATTTATATTCTCTGAATTTAATAGGGTTTGTATTTCATTTTCCAATGGAAAAGACAGTGGTGTTTTGCTTAACCTTGCCATTGAAGTTGCAAAAAAACTGAATAAACTACCGGTACACGCTTTATATATTGACATGGAAGCGCAATACAAACGAGCAATCGAGTATACCGAATTGATGTTTAATAAGCCTGAAGTAAAACCCTATTGGGTATGTCTTCCGCTCCATCTGCGTAATGCAGTATCTCAGTTTCAACCCCATTGGTTGTGTTGGGACCCAGATAAAAAAGACGCTTGGGTAAGAGATATGCCAAAACATCAATCCGTAATATCAGACGAAAATTTTTTTCCGTTTTTCCGAAAAGGAATGGAATTTGAAGAGTTTGTGCCCGAATTTGCAAAATGGTTTTCAAATGGAGAAAAAACATGTACAGTTGTCGGAATCCGTTCGGATGAAAGTCTTAATCGTTTTAGAACGATTTCAAGCGACAGCAAGATAACTTATCAGGATAAGAAATGGACAACAAAGCTATTCCGAGATGATGAAACTTCTGAAATTTACAATGCCTATCCGATATATGACTGGAAAACAGAAGATATTTGGACAGCTAATGCTAAATTCGGATGGAATTACAACAAAATATACGATATAATGTATCTTGCGGGAGTTCCGATAAGCAAACAGAGGCTTTGCCAACCTTACGGTGATGACCAACGGCAAGGCTTATATCTTTTCAAGGCATTAGAACCGGACACATGGGCAAAAATCGTAAACAGAGTAGAAGGCGCTAATTTTGGAAATCGTTATACGGAAACAGATAAGACAACACTCGGTAATTATAAGGTTAATCTTCCACCTGGGCATACTTACGAAAGTTATGCAAAATTTATTCTCGATACTATGCCTCCTTATTTAGCTGAACATTATCGTATGAAAATAGATAAGTTCATTGAATGGTGGAAAATGGAAGGAATTTCCGTAATTCCTGAAACTGCAGATCCTAAAATTGAAGCATTGAGAAAAGCTCCATCCTGGCGACGAGTATGCAAAGTACTTTTAAAAAATGATTATTGGTGTAAAGGTTTATCTTTTTCTCAAACCAAACGAGAAATGGAAACACAAGTCAATTTAATAACAAAATACAGCGAATTATTATGAATTTAGATTTTCCGGAAAATATTCCAATTGAAGAAAAAGTCAAAATATACAATGAAATTTCAGAGAAGTTATACAACTGGCTTGGATTAAATCATCCCTCTTTAAATGTTCAGCTCGTAAAGGCAGAACAGATACAAGGAAATGACTACAATCCGAATAAAGTTGCCCCTCCCGAAATGAAACTCCTAAAACTATCTATAAAAAAAGATGGTGTAACAATGCCGGTAGTTATCGCAGATCAATCTGAAAAGCAAAAACCTTTCGTTGTAGTAGATGGATTTCATCGTACTGTTATTATTCAAAATGATAAGGATATAAATGAGAGTTTGTTTGGTTATATTCCCGCAGTAAAACTTAATAAGTCTATTGAAGAAAGAATAACTTCTACCGTTCGCCATAATATGGCACGCGGTACCCATCAGGTAGAATTATCTGCAAAATTAGTCGCAATGCTGAAAAAGCATAATTGGACGAATGCTCGAATAGGAATCGAGCTTGGAATGGATGCCGATGAAGTATTAAGATTAAAACAAATTACCGGTTTAGCTGAATTATTTAACGATAGAGAATTTTCAAACTCATGGGAAATAAAATAATAACAATAAATAAAATATGGATAAAAAAGACTACAGGTTAATGTTAGGCACTATCTTAAAAGAAATTAGATTAAATAAATGCTATACAGCATATAGAGTCGCAAAATACGGAGAAATAACAATTGGGCAGGTTGGTGTCGTTGAGAGTGGAGAGACAAACTATACAATTGATACATTTCTTGGTTATATCAGAGGTTGCGACCTCTATACGTATTTTGCAGAGATGTCTGAATTGGGAAAATATCAACAAGATTTCAAAGATTTAATTGAAAAAGGTATAAAAAACGATCCGGGAAAATCAGAATTGGGAAAATACCAAAATTTCTGAAAACGATTTTTTGTCCTTTCACAGCCGGAGAAATCCGGCTTTTTTTGTACTATGGAAAATCAAAAAACGATATCCGGAAACGAGGCGCTTAGGAAGGCACGCAATCTCAAGTACCTTTCGGGCATCGGATTCACTCTAATCCATTTGACCTGCAATCTGAAAACGAAAAAATGCGGCGATGTATCGAAAACCGAACGGGCGCGGGTTCGTCCGGCGCTCAGGGAAGATACTTTTCA